CTAGCTCCTTTAATTTTACCGGTTGTTATAATGCCTGCTAAGATAATGCCCCATAAAGCATATGATACAAATGGAATAAACCCACCTAAGAAATCTTCAATATTTTCATCAGGAATTTTATCAATGATCTTATATATGGATTTTGCTCTAGTTATAGCCTTATCATAATATGTTAACGCTTCTTTGTAGTTGCCTGCTCTTTCTAACTTCTCAGCTTTTTCCCAATATCTTGTTGCGTTGTGTTTTGTTATACTGAAATCAACCTTCAAAGCCTCCCAAGATGCCGCAGCTTCTGTTGTTATATAGTATTCATCATCTGAACTATCTAAGAACGAATCTATTATTGTAATGAATGCATTAATATCAATTTCTATTCCGGACTCCTGGTGAATATTATTTTGTGTAAGTTTATTAAAAAACATACATCAAACACCCTTTCGTATTCTATATTATTTATTTTTAGATTTCTCTAAGCATTCATTACGTTTTTTCATTAATCCTGCAATGAAGTTATCGTTAACCTTTTTAGCATACGCACGACTAGCTCCTTTAATTTTACCAGTCGTAATTGTGCCAACTAAGATAATGCCCCATAAAGTATATGATATATAAGGGATGTATCCTGCTAAGAAATCCATGAGATTTTCATCCGGAATTTTATCAATAATCTTATATATAGATTTTGCTTCAGTGATTGCTTTATCATATAATTTTAATGCCTCTTTATATTCGCCTTTCTTTTCAAGTTTCTTAGCTTCTTTCCAATGTTTTTTAGATTCTTTTTTAATGTCACTAAAATCAATCTTCAAAGCCTCCCAAGATGCCGCAGCTTCTGTTGTTATATAGTATTCATCATCTGAACTATATAATAATGATTCAGTTATCGTTATGAATGCATTAATATCCATTTCAACACAAGATTCTTTTAAATTATCATTTGAATTGTTTGTAAAAAACATAAAATCTGCCCCTTTCGATTATATAATTACCATAATGTTTTTGAATTACGATCATAATAATTGTGGCAACAAACAATATTTTAAATATAAATCTAAGAAAGGAATGAGTTTCATGAATAAACAAGAAGTAGCCGCTTATCTTATCATGGAATCAACATCCGAACCGTCAAGAGTAGACAATCTTGAAGTGTTCGACAAGAATAGTTTATTCTATTTACGATTTGATACAAATCTTCAGGATTTTAATATTCGCAATAGAAATAGACGTATATATATGGGTAATGCCATGGTTCCATCATTACAGGCTGAGCACATAATCGAACTTCAAAATAAAAAATCTTGGTTCGGTGAAGCTGGTCATCCGATGACTGATGATATTAAACGTATATTAACTATAGACCCTAAATTAATATCTCATAAAATAGTATCTCATACTGCAACCAATACTGGATGTAAAGGTACTATTGAGACATTAGATAATAAATATGGTCGTGAAATGACAAAACACATTCTTCAGGGAATGGAACCAGCATTCAGTTTACGTGCTCTTGCACCATTGGTTAAAAAACCAAATGGCGACTCAGTTGTTCAATCTAAAGCACATGTCGTTACATATGACTGGGTTATTTTACCTAGCCATAAAACTGCATATAGAGATGAAAGTAAACCCGTTGAAAAAATTATCAAAAAAATAACAGATGGTGGTAATACTGTGCAGGAATGTGCAATAACTCCTGTTCAGGAATCAATGATTAAAGATTTTATTGCAATGGAATCGACTAACGTACATTTAATTTCTAATGTATGTGAAGTTGCATTAGAGTCTATGCAGTTAACTGATGATTTAAAGAATGTAATATTGAAAGAGAATAATTTAACATATGTCGTATCTCTTGAAGATAAAATTTCTCACGATATAAATCAGTATATGAGAAATTTATAAAAAAAAATAAAATATCCGGTATATGTAATCATATACTGGATATTATTACTTGTAAAATTAATATAAAAGGATGTGATATATCATATGATGAATTTATCTCAATTATTAACTGCTATAAAAATGGATTTAGGAATATATGGGTTACGATTACCATTTGATAACCCAGATGAAGCTCTTATGGATGTTATAAAATTAAAAACATTAAATACATTCAGCACATTTTTACCTCAAGTAAAAGAATTGTCGATAGATTTAACTAAAGACATGGAATGTATAAAAGAGGAGTATACGGAATCGATATATATACTTCCAAATTTCTTTGCTGATAGGGAAATATTATATATAAGAAAAATAACTCCTAAAAGTAAATTACTTGGTAATGGGTTTATATCTCCAACATTTGATGGCTCTATAGAGACTTATAATATGTTAATGATGACTCAAGCAAATGCTAACTTAGCATCTGTATCGGCACCTGCCATAACATTTAAATTTGAACCACCAAACAAATTATATTTATATAATATGGCAACGTCTTATGGTATATTAGATATTGAATTCGCATTAGAACATGCGCCAAACTTATCTACTATAACAAAAACATCATGGGAAACTTTTTATGAACTAGCATTACTTGATGTTAAACGTTTCTTATATAATAGTATGAAACATTATACGGAAATTCAAACAGCATATGGTAATATTAACTTGAAAATAGATGAGTGGTCAAATGCTGAATCTGATAGAAAAGAAATAATAGAAAAAATGAGAGACCTGTATCACTTAGAAGTGGAACAGTACTTCATTATTTAATAAGGAGGTCATTTGGAATGAAAGATTTACAAAAATTATTTACAGCATTAGTTTTATCAAAACACAATATTCAAATTCTTCATTGGAAAGCTATCGGTGTTGAGTTTGATGCAGTTCATTCAGTCATGGATGACTATGGAAAGTGTTTAAGCAAATTAATCGATGAAGTTGGAGAAATTATGGTTGAAATGAAAATCGATCCATTATGCATTCATGGGGTCATGGAATTAGCAGAAAAAGATTCTGATAATGATTATTTATGTATTGACCCAACTCGTGATTATCCTGCTAAAGAAGCATTCGGTCATCTAAATACTATGCTTACCCTTTTATGCAAATTATATGATTGCATTTGTAAAGATGGTAATATTCCTGAAAATGTTATCGGCAAACTTCAGGAACACCAGAGATGGATATCTCTCGAATTAAACTATAAAAATGCAAGAAGAATGTGTTTAACAGAATAAAAAAATAACGGAAGAAGTTTATCGCTTCTTCCGTTATTCTCTTTTCGATTACTCAGTATATGTATCTTCAGAATTTTTCTTTACCATATACTTTTTGAAAACGTTTTCTATATTTTCAAAATATCTATGGAATGCTCTGTACACAGACTTAAATAATGGCATACAGATTCCTATTAATGATTTATTTTCTTTAATGACATCTGTTAAGAAATCCGGGTTGATAGTGACTTCGATACCATCCTCATATTCTTCAATATTAGTTATCTTTTTAAATCGTTCATCAACTTTCCAAACTTCTTCCGAAATATCTTTAGTCTCGATTTCTTCACACACAGATTTAATTAAATCATTAATAATACACTTTTCATCTTTTTCAAAATAAATTTTCATATTTATTTCTCCCCTTTTTATATTTATATTACATTAATAATATATATCCATATGCATGTAATATACGATTTTTTATTTTAATTATATATTATCATTATGAATGAAAGGAGTAATATAATTTGTATGTTCCTCTGTTACCTTATGAGGAAATAATAATATCGGTCGATAACAATATTTTTATTTTTGAGAGGAGAAAAATATGAACGAATTAAATGCCAATTCATCACCAGTTGTGTGTGCATTTCCTGGAACAGGAAAAACTTATATGTATGAATTATATAAAGAACGAGCATGCATTTTCGATTCGGATTCTAGTAAATTTTCATGGTTAGAACCTGGAGTTAGAAATCCTGAATTTCCAAACAATTATATCGAACACATTAAAGAAGAGATTAAGAATGGAGCTCAAATCATATTAGTATCAACGCATAGTGTTGTGCGTAAAGCATTATTAGAGAATGACATACCATTTACTATAGTATACCCGCATATCGAAGATAAAGAAGTGTATTTAAGAAGATATAGAACTCGTGGAAGTAGTGATGACTTTATTAAAATGATGGATGAAAATTATGAAAAATTCATCACAGAAATAATGGATGAAGTATCACAAAATCCAAATATGATTGATCCAATAGTATTAGAAAGTCATCAATATATAACTGACAGAATTGCTTATGTTGATTATAACGAAGATAATACCGATATTGCAAATTTCTATTCTATTGATATGTGCGTAAAAGGATTGCGTGGCGTTAGTGACTATATAGATCTTATGGGATATCCCGAAACTGCAGAGCGAATCGATTTAATTTGTGATAAAATAGAAGAAATAGCCGATAGTTTATCTGCCAATTTAAATTTAATGCAGGATAAACTTTCCAAATTAAATGAAAATTTAAATAAAATCGAGAGTATTCAATCCGCTATCGGCGAATTAAGTGAGGATACTGAAGAAAATATGGTTAATATTTCAAAGATATGCACAAATGAGTAAAGTTATTAGTACACAAATTATGTGATAAAATTTGGGAAATGCAAATATTAATTGCATTTCCCATTATTTTTTTTTATTCAAATTTTGTCATCATATACAAGGTTTGGATACCTTCATTTGCTATTTTTCTCATATTTGAACCATATATATTTAGTATATGAGATTTAGATTTCATTTGCTTTTCCGCTTCAGCATTAGCCTCTTGACTGAATAATCCTTTTATTGAAATCTGATCACCGTCATAGTCACCGCCCAAGCCTGCAAGATATAGGTTAGACATAGATACTGTATCTATAAAACTAACTGCAACTTCATTCTTTGATGCTTTCAAATCTATATACGGATAATTCAAATACACACGATTATTTATATAGACGGGTATTGTTTTATGTGTGCTTAATACTGTTATTTTATTAGGAAAAGTTCCAAAATAGTCCGTCATCGGATATCGTGTAACATATACATGCTTATCTCTTGTAATATCTACAGCAGCCTGATAGAATATATCTGCCCAAGTTGCATATCGTTCTATAATATTACTTTCACTCTCTGGTTTATTTTTATCATATTCCCTAGCAACGAATGAAAAATAAACTTTATTCTTCGAATTCTTTACTGGCAATTCAATGGGATTAAATCTATCTGCATGAGCAAATACAAAATTGTCAACTTGTTTTTTTATAAAATCATTATTAAAATATAATTCCGGATTATCTAATTCAACAAGTTCAATTTCGCCTTTTGAATTCTTTACAGGATATTTATTTCCAGATTTAACGAATTCTTGGGTGAAATAATTTTTAACCCATGCAATTATAAATGGAGTGAATAACGAACAACATTGAGCCAGAGGAACACCTGTATGATAAAAATCTATAGTCATTTCTGATGGTTTATTTGCATTAAATGTTGGTGCAGAAATAACTGAACGTGCACCATAATCTATCGACTTTCCTAATAAATTCTTACGAATCATACCTTGTTTTTTTTCTAATTTACTTTTTAGAAAATCATATATATCAACTAATTGGTCCTGTATTTTTGCTCTTGTTCCATCGAGAACAAAATCAAAATTATTACTGTTTCTTATAATACTAGTTAATCTTATTAATTTAGAATATTTATCATTGAGTATTCTGTGTGATAGTATTCCTTTTTCCATTGATTGGAAATTTACATCTCGATAGAATGGAGGAATTACTATCCAATATTTCGTGAATAAAATATTTTTTTTATATGCTTTTAAAACATCTATACGCTCATTACGCATAAGGCTGTTATTTTTTTCGAAATTAATTTTATCCCAATTCTTATAAAGAAATTTTAAGCCGGTTTCCCCGTTTTCTTCATCTTCAACTAATACACCATCTTTAATAATAAATCTTCTATTACCATGGACAATACTTTCAAATTTTCTATCCATTCGTTTTAATAGTTTATAGATAAATGGGTGTAAAAATGTATCAGATAAATCTATATAAGCATAAGTTTCTTTTCGTTCTTTAACGGATACTCCAAATATATCTGTTGATATTAATCCACGAGGGGATGGAACCGCACCTTTACTAAATAAAACAGGGTCATCAACCTCTTTAAGATCATTAACTTTTATAAATTCGGCAGTATCATACAAATCTATTAGCATATATATCACCTTCCTCACGGTCATTTTTCATACCTATATCAACGACAATGTTATTATACTCTTCAATAATATCGACTGTAAAATATTTAGATGAACTATAATCATTTTTACAATTATTGATAGCAAATACTATGTCATTTATATATTTGTTTTCATGAGGAACTATATATACTTTGATATTATTTTTCTTTTCTTTACAGTATATTTTTTCTATCTTTTTCAAATCTATATCATTTATTAAAAAATAAAAATATCTGAATTTCTCATAATGATATTCGAGGATATTTTCAAATAAGGTATAATCAGCTAACTCCGATGAAGTTAGCTGATTGAATATTGTTACCATATCATGACGCATGTATTTAAAAGCCCCTTTCTTTCTTTCTTTATTTTTATATCGACAGGAGAGATTGTGGGGCTTAAAAATATCTTCATCGTAATTGGGAAATTACTGTAAATCTTCTAGGGCTCTCATGTCCATACCACCAGAAGCTTCTCTTTCTTTTTTTAGGCGGTCGACACGAATATTTCTAAGTGTGACCGCCTCTTTATAGCTTAATTTATATTTTAAATCGTCAAGAGGAATTTGGTTTTTAAATAAATCCAAAAATTCATCTATAAATAAATAAAAATTTTTTATTCGATTGTTGATGTCATCGCCTGTCGATACCTGTAAAAAAGTATGGACTCAAGATCCATTTCTAATGTTGGTGTGTAGTGTTTACATGCGGGGCATGTAATTCCCATTAAACCAAATTCAATAGAAAGGTCTTCCATCATATCTTCGCCTAAACGACGAATAATCATAACATCTTTTTCATTTAATGTATATAAAGTTCTTGCGATTTCTGCAGCAGTATCAACCTCAAAATAGCTACCATCTTCATCCGGATCAGGAATATAGAAAGTTCTAATTAATGTAGATAAGATCGATGCTTGATTATATTTAGGATCTTTATTATCTGCAAGGTCTTTAATTGATTTATTTATAAGATCATAAGCAGTCTGTACATATATTTCTGCAATGATGCCGCTCTGAGGCAATCTTACACGTTTAACCTGACTAATCGGTGCATTTGCATGCACTTCTTTAGCGGTATCTTCAGATACAGAACTGTCAACTATAGTCATAATAGCATCTCTAAGCTTATCTTTCATAGCTTCTGCACGAATTAACGATTTGGTTGAATATCTATGAGAAAACTCTTTCTTACATTTTTCACAAACAAGCGGAATAGTATCGTCATCAGGATATGTAGAACATAATAAACCATAAATAAATACATTATAATCTGCTGCTGCAGTATTTAATAAGAAATCGTTAAAACTCATATTACCAAGACTGGTTGACTCAAGTTTACTATGAATTAAGCTCCATTTATTTTGCGCATCAAGTAACGCATTATTATTACCATCAATCAATGAAATTAATTCATATGCAGAACACCCTTTCATTGTTGCTGTATATCCTGAAATTGGAAGCACAATGCTTGTGCTATGGATATTAGTTACCCTCTTGATGATCTTATCCAATTCTGATTTCTTGCGGATTTTTTTAGTCTTAATACTTTCCAAAGAGATTGTTTCAACTTCTTCAAGTTTAATTTTCTTACTTTTCTCAAGTTTTTCATGCTCCTCATCGGTGAAATTAATTAATGTGCCGAAGCCAGTTTTATCAATAACAACAACTGCTTCATTATATTTAGCCTCAAATTCATCTTTTGTCATTCCAGGGTCTTCCTCTTCCCCATCATCATCTTTATAAATAAGGTCATCTTCTTCTGCTTGCTTTTCAGCAATGTCTGTTTCAATTTGGTCTTTCTTTTCTTTTAATTCGTCAATAGCTTCATCCATCTCCTGGAGATATGCATCCACTGCACTTTGAGTATCAGGAGTTATTCCTGTGTACTTCATCGGTTTGTCATCCTGTTTATCAAGGTCTTCATTATCAATAACTAAACCAGGTCCAGAATATGATTTATTTTCAACAGGAACAATTTCATCATCATGTTGATTAGATATAGTTTCTTCTTTCTGTTCTATAGGTTTTTCGGGTTCTTTAGTAGCTTTTAATACTTCAGAAAAATCTCCGCCAATAACTTTAGTTTCCTGATTATCAAAATCATCATCAGAAATTTGCTCAGCGGCTTGTTTAATTTTAGTTAAATCCATATTATTATCCATTTGTGTGTTCCTCCTTATTTTTTATATATTTATTATTTTAATTTATCTTCAAATTGATAATTAAAAACAATTTCACCACTATTACTGTCTTTTTTAAATCCAATCAATAAAGTTTCATTTTGACTACTTATAGAAAGGGGAATTATTAACATCAATACACCTTCGCCGTGATAATCTACTACCATTAAACGAAGACCTGTTAAATCGAGATATGGTATCAAAAGTGAGCACTGATAATTTATCTCTTTTTTCAATGCCTCGGAATCGATATCTTCTTCAAATTTATATAAATATTTTCTAATATCAATTCCTATATGGGGCATACTAGGCATTTGTCCAGGTCTCATTAATAGTATATTTAAAATAAGTTGAGCGATAGTTTCCGATTGAGATAATATTTTTTGTTTCCCGAAATTATCGAGACCAAAATCTAATTCAGATTTTATCATATTATCACCTCTTTCTTATTTTATATGATTTTACTATTATGTAGATTAAGTAAAAATGTATTTAAAAAAAAAATAAAAAAAAGATTATGTGCTATTCGGCACATAATCTGAAGAATATCTCATCACAAAGATATTTTACTACAATATGAGTTATCATACTGACGTCATCTTTTGACGAGTTCATTATTTCGATAAGAATTTTATAATTCTTCACAAATAACCATGCATTAAAAACTTCTAATCGCATATTATCGGGCTCTTTATAACTCATATAGTGTTTGACAAATTGATTTTCTATATAATCCAACCCATCATGCCTTCTTAAATTTATAACTGAATCTGTAACATCATATTTCCTTCTCATAGCATAAATCTCATTCATAACGGTATTAAAATTTGTAACATCTAATTCTCTAAAAGTATCCATAGTAATCATTTTTATTCCCCCAATATGTTTATTTGTTATATTACTATATACTATTATAATATATAGATAGAATATTGAAGTTTACTGTATTATGATAGTTTTAACAATTCTTTAATAAAAATGAGTTGAAAGGATGATTACAATGAAGACTACAAAATATAAAAAACTCAAATGCCCTTTATGCGATGACTCATATACAAAAATAGAGGGGCTTTACGCACATATTGAAGATGAACATGATGATGAACTTCCACAAAATTATACCCCTGCAAGATATTTATATTATTTAAAAACAGGAAGAACTTCAGGAAGTTGTGTCATTGACCATAAACCAACAGATTGGAATGAATCTACAGGGAAATATAATAGATTTTGTAATAACCCAAAATGTAAAGAAAAATATAGAGAAGAGTTTAAGAAACGCATGATGGGTAAATATGGTAAAGTTAATTTATTAAAAGACCCAGAGCAACAGAAAAAGATGTTAGCACATAGAAAAATCTCCGGAGAATATGTGTGGACTGATGGAACTAAAGTCACATATACAGGTAGCTATGAAAAAGAATTTTTGCAGTTCTTAGACGTATTTATGAATTTTGAAAGTTCTGATATTATGGCTCCGTCACCACACACATATTACTATACATATAATGGAGAAAAATTATTCTACATACCAGACTTCTTTATACCATCATTAAACTTAGAAGTTGAAATAAAAGATGGTGGAGATAACGCTAATAAACATCCAAAAATCCAAGCTGTTGATAAAGTTAAAGAAAAATTAAAAGATGAAGTTATGAAAACCCAAAAAGACTATGATTATATAAAAATAGTTAATAAAAATTATGATAACTTCTTCGAATATTTATTATCCCAAAAAGAAAGTGTCGAGTCTAAAAAATCCGGAGCAGCAGGAACTATATTGACTGAAAGTATTAATAACTTCGATTTATTATTAGAAATGGATATTGATTATGATTTACGATTCACCAAATCAATTAAACAAACAAAAGAAATAATCGACACACTGGATGAGGAAGATATAAAGAGTATTAATATACCAAAAACTCAAAATCCAAATTATTCGATATATAGAGAGGTTGCTGTATTCGGTGGTGTTCCTGTAGCATTCATCGAAGTGTTTCAATTTCCGAATATGAAA